TCATGTTGCTTGATTGACCAGTTTGACGGAAGATTTCTGATAACTGAGTATTAAGAATAGTCTCAGTATAAGCAGAACCTTCGTCAGAGTTGTTCAATGTAGGTGTTACATACTCTGAAGGAATGTCTGCAGGAGTACCTGCGATTGTTGTACCATCGGCTAACCATTTACCTAGTCCACGTAAGCCATAATTAGTGCCTGCACCGTTCTCTACAGAGCGGTCATTGTCACTAAGGATTGTAGCTTCTACGTCACGTTTAAGTTCACGGATTGCTTTTGATTCTGCTTGGGCAACTTTAGCAGGTCCAACAGAGTCAACAGCTTCTTGTAAATCAGAAACCATATAATCTCTACGGAATTTTTGCACATAGTTACCAAGACGAGCGCGTTCTGCGAATTTGTCAGAGAAAGTAGTAACATCAGCACCTTCTGAAACACCAGATGTTCCAGGGTCGGCTAATTTATCTACTGTCCACTCTGCAAATGTTGCGGAGGCTTTAGTCTTTGAGGCGGATGAAAGGACTGGGGTTTCTTCTGGCGCAAGGATTGTTAAGACATCTGTCAAATCCTCACGATTAGAGACCGCAGAACCTGTATTTGTTGTATCGAATGTATTTGAAAACGACATAATTTTTAAGTTTTACTTTCTAGTTTGCTTTTGTAAGGTTCTAAGAGCTATGAAATCATTAACGCTTCCAGTTGCTTGGAAGGCTTTTGACTGGTCTTGAAGCTTTTTAGCTGTTCTTGGTACAGTTTTTTCAGATTTAGCTGCTGTAGTAGATGCACTCCTAGGAGGCGTAGATTTAATTGCACGTGGTGCTGTTCTAGTAGGGGGTAGCACTTTACGTCCATACATACTGTTTGCTGCGTGAGCAACTAGGTATGGCATCTGTGCCGCTACTTCTGGATTGATTTCTTGAAGGTCAACTAACCTTCTATCGTTAATCATAGCATCGTACTTTTTGTACGCATCGCTATTCTTGTTTTTCATCCAAGGTAACTCTTCTTCAGCTTTTTTTGCAAAAGCATCTCTAGCTTGCACAGCTGCTGTCTTCTTCTGTATCTCCTGCATTTGTGCAGGTACAAACTTCCGAAGAACATTCTGTGAATGCCTCATTGTTTTGCGTACTTCAGCTTTAGTGAACTCCCTTCCATCTACTGTAGCAATGACATCATCGGGTCCGTAATCCCCTTTTTCGTACAATAAATCTTCAGCCCAATCCACAACTTCTTGTGCATGAACTGCTTTATCTTGTAACTCATTAGGGTCTTGAATGTCTTTTAAAGGATTGTCTTTAACAACTGGAACTTTTTCCTTTTCAGAATTTTGTAAATCCTGTAGTTGGCGTTCCATTTGTTCCATTCGTTCTTCAGCCGCTTTTCGTTTTTTAGTAAGTTCGCCATAGCGAGCTACTGCACGACTGTTGAGCTTAGTGGACAATGCTTTAATTTCATCTTCCGATAAGTCATCTATATCTAACTGTGAAAGAACATCTGCCTGGGTCTCTTCTTCTTCGGTTTCTGTTGCACTCTTAATAACAACTTCTTCCTCGGTTTGGGATTCTTCGGCTACTTCAGATTCACCTTGCGGTGAACCAACACGCTGAGCCATAAACTCTGCGGGTGTAAGACTGTTATCCGTATTTTTTTGTTCTGACTCTACGTTGTCAGTTTTGATTTCATCTGTCATAATTTTTCCACTTTCTTTGCGCCAAAGCGATTGCGATTAAAAGTCATTATACAACCTTATACAAGCTTGTGAAAAGTACCCTCATGTTTTTTGCGGATACTTTGCCAATCGGTCATTTGTAATAGTTGGTCGTATGTCAAAATCTTACCAGAAATCTGTTGCATAGATTCATAGTCCGCCTTATGTAATTCGGCTATAGCCTCTTCTCTAAGTGCGTGAATAACAGAAACGAATACAGCAAAGTTTTCATTATGCTGTAATGCTTTTAAAGCTTCTTCTAAACTCATTGATTAATACCTTGTGTTTGCATTTTACCCATAGATGCAGGTTGTGTACCTATCTTACCTATTTGAGCATTCTGCATTTGTTGTTGCATGAAAGTATATTGACCAATGTATTTCTCTAACCTAGCCTTAAATGCTTCGTCAGTTTGTACACGCTGTGCAATATCTGGTTGCTGTGTGTATTGCTGTATAACTTGCATTGCAACTTGACCACCATTTGGTCTAGCAGGCATTTCGATACCTGCAAATATCTTAGCTAAGTCATCGGTAATATCTTGTTGCATCTTCTGTGCAGCTTGCTTACCTTCTTGTAAAATACTATCTGCCATGACAGGGTCTATAGAATTAGCAACTACCTCAAGCAATGAATCCATATTGATTCTGCCAGAGCGGTCTAACTGAGTAAGCGATACTAATGAGTTTAGTTTTTTCTCTTGTGTTTCCCTATCTGTATTTAATACATCATAGGATACAACAATGTCATAATCCTCGTTAGCATCTCCCTTTGAAAACTTCATTGGGTCTGGGCTACCTGTTACTTTAAAGAATACTTCATCTGGCCCAAATCTTTGGAAGCACTTCCAAGTTGTACTTAGAACTTCTGCAGCGTGATTTAAGAACTTGTCAATTAAGAATTGTCTACGTACAGGTGCTAAAGGGTTTTCTACATCAAGTCCAACTAAAGCATCGGCTTGTTCTTCTAATGTACGCTCGATTTCAATAGAGCCAGTAGGCGGTGGTGGCGTAGGAGCAAAGTCCAAGTCACCTTTTCTTCTATATGGAATCATTCTTCCAGGTCCCCAATCTGTTGGAGCTTGTCCAACGGGGTGTAATATCGGTGGCAATGTAGCCAAAGAGTTTCTATCAATACGAGAATCTCTCTCTACCTTTACTTGATTCTGTATACCACGCAAAATATCTGGTATAGTCATTGTGTCGTAAAGTCTTTTAGAATCTTCCGATAGTTTAGTTACAATAACTGGATAATCTTCATATCCATTTAGTAATTCAAACTTAGCAAACGCAGGGCTTTCATCACCTCCGCTGTAATCTTTATGAAAGACTGTACAGTAAATACCTTCTGAACCATCTTCTTCATCAAATAATCTTTGATAACCATAAACGATTTCAATTAAATCATCTGATTCATAGATAGTGTCACTTACATTGTTTGACCTTCTGCCTTCTTGTTCGTTCTCAATAGAATTAATATTGATACCTCTGTATCGTTCTATCATTACGTCTACAAAATCTTGGTCCCAACCGTCTGTTACTACCTTGTTCTCAAGTTCCTGTGCTGTGTAGTAAGTACGCCAAAAACAATATGGCGCTCTTTGTGGGTCTGTTACATAGCTAGGAAAGAAAAAGTCTCCATCGGGTGCAAGTGTTTTTACTTCTGGAGCATCTACTTGTCTTCTTACTGTAGGTAACTCTGCTTTACCTGTGCTTCTTAAGTCAGAAATAGCTTTGTTGGCTCTCTCTGTGTTTACACCTGGGAATGCAGCAATCAACAGATTAGCTACATTTTCAGTATCAGTTTCATCTGCTATAGATTCCGCTACCTCTGGTGCTATTGAAGCTATTTGATTTAGGTCTAGCTCTTGTAAAAACTTTCTATCTTCCCTTTGCCAACCTATATATGTAATTAATATACCTCTTTCTAGTAAATAATTAGCACCTAGTTCCATTTCTTTTTTAAACCTAGGTATGTATCCACTAGAAATCATCCACTTTAGGAAGTTAGATACTACTCTACTTCTAGCAATATCACTTGTTTCTGTAGGAAATGCTCTAACATTTGCTCTTGAAACCGCTGACATGAACATAGCTACTAGTCTAGTTATACGTTCATCAATAACATGGGACTCAATATCCGATGCACCTTCCCAAGGAAAAGCATCTGCACCGTGCTTACGGTGGTCGCGGCTTTTCCCCGCCCACCAGTTCCTCCTGTCATCATAACTGCTTCGGCATAAATCGAAATAATATTCTAGGTCGGCAATTGTTTTACTGTATGCCCAACGCAAAGTATTGACATCGGGTGTTTTACTTACGTATGTAAGAGATTTAGCGGTCTCGGTATTTTCCATTTCGGCAAATTATAACATATTAATCAAGACTAGGAGGCTCGACCCATTTAAATTTAGGTTCTGCTCCGCTGTTGTCTACTTCTATATAAACATACTTGCCAACCCCATTCGGGCCTTGAAGCCTTCTCGGCATGAGCAAAGGTACTTTACGTAGCATTTCTTTTATGTATACAAACGAGAATCTTTGATTCGGTGCAACAGATAATACCTTGGCTCTGTACTTTTGCGGTACAGGTATATAGGTATCCATTATGTCTTGTCCTCTTTCATCAATCCAAGTATTCTTGCCACGGCCTGTGACCATATCTTCTTCAAGATGCAATGAAGATATTTCTAATGCTTTTTCAAAAGAAATCCCCATGTCATCAGCTATATCTTTTAGTTTTCGTTTAGGCATTAATATCCTCCTTTAGCTTTGCGGGTTGTAGTTAAATTGCGTCCGTCTACGTGGTCGGGGCCTTCGCCTCCGTTAGCCATCCGTAAATATCTTAGGACATCAAAAAAGTCTTTTAGTGCTTCGTCTGCTTTACCCCTAGAGTTGTAGTTAATGATGCTGTCTATGAGGTTGCCGCAGTCTTTGTGAATATAGCACAAGGGTCTATTGGCATTATCTATTTCTACATCGGGATTATAATTAAACCAATCGTCTAGGGCAGAAATACCCATGTCTTCACCTCTGCCGTCCGATGGCACGAAATCCATGCCGTAGTCGCTGAATGTAGTAAACAAGTCATCATTGTTCTCATTCTCCCTAGCGAAATACCTAGAGTCACCTATTCTCTCAAATACTTTGATGCCTAGGTCGGATTCTATGTCTCTGAATAACTCTACATATCCTTCAACATTATATCCAATCTTTTTAGATGCTGGTCCATGTCTCCATTTTGGGTCGCCAAAAACAGCCCACTCTCCGTATGAGCCTCTATCGGGCCATTCCCTGGAAATAAAGACTCGTCCTTCTTTATCAACTGCAGCCCATATCGCAGTATAGTTTCTTGCTCCTGCGGGGTCGACCACACAATAATTAGTAAATCGTTGTCTATCTTTAATATTTGGGAAGGTGTGTCCATATTTATTGGGAGTTTCTGATAATACATTAACTTCGGTATTAAACAATGGCAATAGGCTAGTCATTGATTTGACTGGCACGCCATATGCTCTTACCATAATTTCTTCTTCTGGTCTGCCCTTAAGGTCTTTGGCTATACGCTCATAACCACCAAAGGGGTTTTCATCGGAATGTAAATAAATAATACTCGCATCTCTCTCGGTGCTATACTGCTTAACTGGCAATGCTCTATTTAATAACTTCGCTTCTCGTGTTTCTAATGTTTCTGCTCCTCGTAGGTACTCATTTATAAATGGTGTGTACCCATCAATAGGCGTAAAGCCTATCAGTAACTTAGAATTTCGGGTCGCAAGACGGAATCGCAAGGTGTTCACTAGGGTCGCATCGCCAAGGTATTCGTCAAGCCAAGCTCCTATGTTAGTGCCTTCGGGCTTCTTGAAGCCGAACTCAAAACCTTCCAAGATGGTCTGATTGTTACTGAACTGCGTATATGTCTTAAAGTCTACCCTAGTCTTGGTGTCTGGGAAGATAAAGCTCTGCCCCGTAAATCCATTCTGCATAGAGTAATTGATGTAACCCTCTGTACTCTTAGTCTTTCGTCTGAACTCCTTGGGCATCATATCCCAAACAGCCTTCTGTTGAATCTTGATACTTGTATCTATATTCTGTGAAAAACATATAACGTGTCCATTCTGGTTCTCTGTAACCGCCTTCATCAGCAATTTTGCACAACCTGTGGTCTTACCACTACGGTTTCCTCCAAGCACCAGGCACTCATTGTACTCATCCAAACCTTCGTACATTCTCTCCCAACCCGCCAAATCAAAGCCGTGCCGTATAGGGTCTTCTTCAGAAGCTCGGATTCGCCCTTCGTGTGCATCATATAAAGCCTTTAACAACTGAGTATCGTGTTCGCCAAGAGCAACTATCTCTTCGTCTGTAGGCGGCTTTATTATCGGATGCGGAGTAAAGCTAAGTTCCATCCTCTTCGCCCTCCGACTCTGCTTCTTCCCATATAAACTCTATATCATCTTTGTTCATTTCAGCTAAGGTCTCTCGGCAGAGAGTCTTACCTATGTAATAATTAGTGTAATCATATGCTAATGAAGCTTCGTCATCTATAACGAGTATCGCCCAATTAGGAAAATGTTCAGATAAGATAGCCTTTGCCTTAGCAAACGCTTCTTCTTCTTGCGGATTCATGTCACCCTTCGGCATCTATTACCTCACCTTCTATTACTTTGATTCTTTCCTTTGCCTTTCTTATAGTCTCTTCGTAATCTTCCTGCGTTACTACATTCCTGCTTTCTGTAATAGAACTAGCCTCGCCTCTGGCGGTCAAAGCTTGACGCGCGGAATTAGCCTTGGCTATACTTATCTCCTTAATGTCCCTAGGTGTAGGCTCATATTCTCCAGTATGTATCTTTTCTCTTACACTTTCTATCAAATCCTCCTCTAAGCTCTCCAAATTTACATAGCTTCTAGCAGATAACTGACCACCAAGCTCACGAAATGCACTCTTGTAGTCCGCATAATCTACCAATGTATTGATGATTGTACCTCGGTCAAAGCCATATTTGCGTATCATTGCCGTCTGAGACACCCCAATAGCGTGCAAATACAGTATCTTAGCCACCTTTTCGGGCTTACTTCTGCTCAAACTTTTGATTTTAGCAAGCTCTTTTCCCTCAACAACTTGCGAAATTGCCTGTTCTATCTCTGCCTGTAACTCTGCTTCTACACTCATGTTGCAAATTTGTAAGATGGATGTGACAAAATTGTAACACCTATACCAAACAATAACCAAACAATAGTATAAGAGGGCTTTACTTGTCAAGCCCCATAGGGCATCTAAATTTTTAAGGGGGTGTTTATATATAATATATACGAACGCTAGGCAGAAATTAGACCCCCGCCCCCCTCGCGCTAAACCACGCGCACGCACGGGCGTTAAGCCGCGCGTAGAATCGGGCGATGCGTTATAGGCCAGGTCCATTTTCTAACGATATTGAGATTGGTTTTTTTCTGTTTACGGCAAACGGGTTTTGCGGTGTGCTTTGAGTTGCATTTGCTTGCGTTGCTTTGCATGGGTTTGCAAGTGTTTGCAATTCGGTTGAAAGAATTAGTTTAAAGTTTTTTGAAAAAAAGCTTGCATTGTTTCAAATTATCGACCAGTTTATGAAAATTATTAACCAATTAAATAAAAAAATTATGGAAAAAAAAGAAATAAAAGATAAAGCATTAGACGCTCTTTTCCTGCTAAACACCAGAGGTAAAGGCAATAAAGATAAAGCAATAGAATTAATTAATCAAATATACATAAATCTATAAACAAAATGAATATTGAAATAGAAATAAAAAACCATTACGGCAATCAATTACACTATGCTACAGATAGAGACATAGCAATTGTTTTAAGCCGTCTTACTGGACGCAAGACTTTGACACTAGACGACATTTCAAACCTGAAAAAGCTAGGCTTTACTTTTTCAGTTTTTCAACCTACAATCTAAACCAAATAAAAAATTAAATCATTAAAAAACAAATCAAAAT